CAGCCTGGCCACCGCAACCAACTTCTTCTATTAGTTTGGACTTCTGATGATAATGGGTCTTATACAGATTGCTAAAGACGTTACGATCTTGATCATGTGTGCAATAACAACCGTTCGGGAAGGTCTGATGATGATCAATTTCCATCCACTGCTTCTCTTTTCTGATAGCGGTCGTGTTTCAAGAGTATCACACTTATAATGGAATGTCGTAGCATTTAGATTGATGGAATAGGGGTACCGTCCAAAACCAGTGGTCCAATTCTTTGCTCCTTTTTTTCCCTTTTCCTTAAGTGAACTAGTGTGAAACATCACGCGATCCTGGTCACACCTATTTTCTGTTAGCATCAAGAGAGGTTTAACCAGCTCATTAACGTGCCCCAATAAATCATGGTAATTCTTATCTTGTAAGTAATGGCTGAACCTAGGGGTGGGATGGGATTGCTCAGATTGGAAACTATCACCGAATGAATATTGCTGGGCGTAAAAAACCGTTGTGCGGAAATGATCTAAGAACTCATTGAACTCGAGTACATGATGTTCACCACCATCAATAAACTCTCGTTCTAGAGTCACATGATTCATTTCCTCGTCATTCTCGAACACACTAATGAACAAAAGAGGTTTAACCTGCATCATTTTTCCGAGGATGGTGTTAGGCAACTCAGAAAATTTATTTACCCTTTTAAGATTTGATTTTTCGTAATCGCTCATAGGCCATATATGAGGGCGTAGGATACGGAGAACAACCAAACATATACATAAACTCGTACATTCTTCCAATATTTCAACTTCCCAAGATTCAAATGTTGGTTCTAGTTCATCCCAGTATCCACACCACGCGGAGTCCCAGCTTTTTCTGGGAAGAGCACGCTCCGTGGCCACACGAATACGATCATCGAATGGTTCGACTTTAATAATAACATTATTGCTCGCTGAGCTTCGCTGTGTTGTCATGTCATGTTGTTATAAAAGTAAATTTTCATCCCCTCACTGCCACAGTCTCTTAGTGTTCTTCTAACACTTCGCTAAACTATCCAGTTACTTCGTCACTGGCAAGCTGTGTGTGACCTGAAATTCATCCCGGTGGTGACCGGCCAGATTAGTCCCAGACGCATCCTTCCGTGAATGAGGGGTGATACAAGTTAGGTAGTTTCGACCCAAGACCTCGAAACCTAGTAGTACCGAAAGTTAAAAATCTTCCGTACATTTTACTAGAGGCACCCGTATAAACGGGCAAGAAAC